AACAACAAGATCTTTTTCTTCTACGTCTTCAATGATTTGTTCATTATCGTTTGACATATAATTAAGTTTCCTTATTTTTTTGAATTAGAGTTTGGAGAGGAAATCACTAAAGATTCTTTCCTGAGCTTCGCTAATGCGACCCATAGGAACCTTTTTAATTTCAGTCTCATATTCTTCAATTTGCTGAGGTTTAAGAATGCCATTTTCCCATATCCATTCTACGCCTTCCATAATGCCTTCAACGAAAGCAGATGGAGCGCTAGGATCTTGGACAATGTCAACAGTAGCAAGAACGAAATCGTCCTTAACATATGTTTTGCCTTCCTTTTGCTCAACAGTACCCATACCACGACTTGAGACGCCTAACTTGCACCCGCCTTCGACGAGCCCTTTCACTATTTTACCCATAGGTGTATCTAGTACCAGCGCCTTTCCAACAACATCATTACCTTCAAATTTTAATGAAGTAATTCTGTGTGAAACTTTATCAAGGTTAATCTGTGGGCCTTCTGGGTGATTCAACTCACCAACTGCCCGACCGGTCATAACCTGTTCCTTAACATATTTAGCAGTAGCTTCAGCTAATATATCTTTAGGATAAATTCTATTATTGCGGTTTTGCTTTTCCGCTTGCATGAATACACCTTCGATGTAAACATCTTTACCTCCACCTTCTTTAGCTTCAGTGATGTATTCAATCTTTTCTAAATGTTCTGTAATTAGCTTCATTTCTCTTTCGTTGTGTTAAAAATTTTTGATGTTAATCCGACTTTACGAACTTCAAGTGCATCATCTAATTTTTCACGAATTGAATCACCAAATGTTTTGGCCGCTCCTACTTTATTGTTAGTTACAATATTGTTTAATATCCTTTGTGCTTTTTCACTCATATTTATATCTATTTATACTTTTTCGGTTTTTAAGAAAGGTTTAAAAGTCGTCTTCGTCTTCTTCACCGTCGTCTTCTTCTTCAATTTCTGTGTCAAGGCGATCAACGTCTTCGTCAGTTTGTTTTAAAATGTGTTGCCTAACGTATTTGTTCGAAACATACTTACCAACAAGATCTTCCATTGTTTGTGCCATTTCTATACGCTCTCTCATGATTTCAAATTCTTTCAGCTCTGAGAAGTAACTATCTTCTAAGAAATCGATATTGATCTTTTCTTCTATACTGCTCCAATCGCTTTCTGTTATAACTCCTTTGAGTATAAGCTGAATACGTAAAGCATCTATAATAACAGAAGAAAACTTCTTACGCAATCTATCAATAAATTTTTGGAATTTCACTTCTTCACGTGATATTTCACTTGCTCTACCAATAGTAAATGAACTTTCCTGCTCAAGTCTGGAGACTGGTACGTTTAAAGCTTTATAAAGTTTTCTTTGAAAAAATACTACATCTTCTATTTGGCCAAGGTTTTCGCCTCCACCCAGTGTCGTAATTTCTGTACCTCTTCCGCCTTCTCTTCGTGGCAAGTAAAAATCTTCTAGCATAGACATATGTCTACGGTCATCAGATACTTCACCGGATGTAGCATCATAAACCATTTTATTACGATAGCGCGATACAACTTGCTGAACGTATTCTTCCGCCTTCCCTTTTGGTAAATTACCTACATCAATATAGAAAATTCTACGTTCAGGTGCACGAGATACGCGGTAAACCACTAACGAATCTTCCATATAACGCAACTGATTTACTAGCTTAATGGCTTTGTGCAAATGCCCGAGCGCCCTTTTCCTTGACGCATCTAAAAGTCCTGAGTTACATTGAATAATTGCGTCAGTCGCAAATTTAACACCATTCAATTCTGTGGCGGTAGTGCCATCACTCATTTGTGGCGCATACAAGTAGTATTCGTCCTTTATTCTTTCGTATTCAACTTTACTTTTTGGATCCATGACCTTTTCGATTTCCTTTACTTTACTTATGTGTAAAGGTTCAACTGGTCGTAGTTCAACAATACCTCTTTGAGGATTTTTATCATCTATAATGACATTAAAATATATTTTACCATCTATATACCAATTTCTAAAATAATCAGCAGCTTTGTGGTTAAACTTTAAAAGCTGTAAAACTTTATTAAATTCTTTTTGAATTTCTTTTTTTACTTTATCAGGTTGGTCTAAATCTGTTGTAATTAATTCTATAGGTGATGATGTATCACCAGACGCCAAAGCGCCATCTACAATATCTGAAACTGCAGCATCGCATTCTGCTTGCATTGCGGCTTCTCTATATTTTACAATCAATTGGTGGTCTGAAACTGCATCGGTCCCTTCCAAATCTACAAATTGACCATAGTAACCGCCGCCAGCTGTGACGGTCGTACTTCCCTCATCATTCGCCCTTGGTATAGGCGAAATAATTTTTTCCGCGGATGCTTCTTTTTGAGAAGAAACCTTTCTATTTATTTCGTATCCGAATAATTCCATAATGTTATTTATACCGTAATGAGTGGAGGGATTGGACCTCCACTCATCAGGTAAATTTTCTTTTGTTAATTAAAACTATGAAGTTGTACCAGACTCCCAATATTGGTAAGCCAGTTCAACTGTGAATTCTTCAATTGCATCGTTCGAATCATAACTCAAGTCGATTGAAGAAACATTAACTGGATATGCACCACGAATAGTGTATGCCTTAGTAACGTTTCCTCCTTTATCGAGTTGTTCAACTGCCATGTCTGCTTGATAGTCTGTAGGATTGGATAAGCCAGTGTTGTTCACGTGCTCATTCATTCCATTCATCCAGCGTTCCATAGCGTTACGAATTTCCATACCGGTGTCATTGATAATGGTGATTGACCAGTTCTCGAATGTACGGTCACCAGCAATTTTCAGCTGACGGCCACGGAATGGTACATCAAGTTGTGCGATAACGCTGCCAGGTAGCTGCGCACCTTTACACATGAATGATGTAAGTTCAGTATCACCTCCAGCGTATCCTGGAAAATTAACGATTGCTTTGAAAAGGTTAGGGCGAGCGCCCCCACCGATTAATTTTGATTTAAAATCATCTACTCCTAAAGTTGCCATAATTGTTTATCCTTTCTTATATTATTTATATTAGTTAGTGCCAACAATTTCAGAGAACTCAACGCCAGTGCGGGTTGCAATGAAGTTAAGAGTAATGAAATTAATCGAACGAGCAGGTTTGATATAGATATCAGCCACAAAGCGGTTGGTGTCAATAATGTTTCCTGTGTTATTCGTTTCATCACATACAACTAAGAAGTCAGTAACACCACGACGACCCTTTACATCCCGTAGGAAAGGCTCTGTCATATTTCTGAACATCGCACGAGTAAATTCGTCGTTCAATTCGAACAGTTGGAATTTAGCTGCGGTAGCAATTGCCTTTTCAAGAACCATGAACAAGCGGCGTACGTTAATACGATCGAATGCAGAAGGTTTCAGTGTGAAGGTCTTATCACCAAAGAGTACAATTCCTTGTCCTGGAAAATTGGTGATAGGATTAATTGCTGCTTTATATAGAGCATCGCGATCAGCTTGTTTAGGATTAAAACCCAATTTAGCTGCACCAAGGATTTGGCCACGATTAAAACCAGCAGGCGAGAACCAAGGTTCTGCTACATCGTCTGTGTTAGCACAAAGACCAGCAATATAACCGCTAGTTGTAATCCAATCATAACGATCAAGATACTTATTATAGACATACACGGTAGAACCTGTTGTCGTAAAGTAATTTGATTTTGTAGTTGGAACGCTACCTTTGATGTGAGTTAGCTTAGTCGAATCGCTTGATTTTGTGTGTAGATCAATCGGAGCTGAACCACAGCCAAGAATATCTTTACGAGCTGCAGCAATTGCTAGTACTTTATTTTCAATTTCTTGCTGATTGGTTGCAGATGCTAATGGACTTGCGAAAAGCAAGTTAACATCTACGGATTCAGCATCTTCGAATAATTCAAGAGCGCTAATTACTTCAGATTTAGTATGAGTAGAACTTACACCTCCAGTAAAGGAAACATCAAGTGTACCATCAGTAAGCCTCTTAGTAGTGGTAGCCGTTTCTGGACTATCATTGCTATTAGTAGTATTGTCTTCTTTAACTGTTACTTTTCCCGGCTCAGATGGAGAATCTTCAGTGCCCAAGTCGAATATATGATCAAGTGAGTTTGCAAAGATGTATTGTGAACCAGCGTTAATTACATCTACGAAGTAATTTGTTGCGCCAGTATCGAGTTTTGCGCCAGGAATAAGAGATAACCCTTGGAATTTTTCAAGAATTGTTCCTTTAATGCCTGTAAGTAGTCCACCTTTGTCAATAACGAGAACGTGAATTTCATCGTTATGATAGCCAAGTGTGGCACCGCCATCAGTTCCTTCATCTAGTGGAGAGTCATTACCAGCGCCTTGTGAATTAGGAATATAATCAAAGTTATCTTTGATGTTATTATCTGTTGAGCCTGTGTGTCCAACAATAACTTGAAGACTATTGCCATAAACACCTGGGCAACGAGCGACAAAATACTCATCATCATTCAATGCAGATGTTGGTGAATCAGCCGTTGTTAAGTTTTCGAACGCTTCAAGATTGCCAATTGGATTGGCAGGTACAACTTTATTTGTGTTACCTGCGACTGCATTCCTATCTGAACTATTGACTGCGCGAGAAACCTTTAAAAAGTTTCCGTATTTTAAAAAACTTGCAGCAACCAAGAACGACACAGAGTGTGCGGCGTCAGGTGTACCAAAGTTTGCTTGGAGATCTTTCTCAGAACTGATGTTAATCAATTCTCCAGAAGGTCCCCAGTTAAAGTGACCGGCGTATCCACCAATAGAGGTAGAAACCGCTGGAATCACATTTGTTAAGTCGATTTCATTTACCTCGACTCCTGGTGATACTAAGAATCCCATGTTTGTTTTCCTTTCAATGTAGTTTTAATTAATAAGTGAATCATAATAAGAATGTTTTCAATAGTTCTATTTATAACTTTGCAGTTTTAGAGTTTATTCCAGTCCTCTATATCATTCTTCATCTTATCATAAACTGTGCCATAATTCTTACCATCATTTATAATACCAAATGGCGGAACATCATCTTCGATCTGACGCATTTTTTCAGAAAACAACATTTCTTTTAGATCAATAGTTGATATATTACCAAAGGCGTCTGACGATACAAACCACGCAAACAAAACTAAATTCATAACCAAGTCGTCATGATTTCCTTGTGTAGCTTCGTATGATGAACCTCTTATTTCAAATGTAGAAAGTTCAGAAATTGTTTCAGCATCTGCGATTTTAAGCTTGCCCAATTCGATTAGATCTTTCAAATTAGAACAACCAATACGTTTTACTCTTTTAGTCATTGTGACACCAACTCCACCTTTTTTCACCGACGATTCTACGAATGTATTTTCATATTCATATTCGTAATAAATGTCATTACAAACCACTTGGCCAACATCGTTATTTTCTATAACAACCAACGCTTCGTTATACTGCCGTGCTGCTTTCACTATAACATCTGAAAAGATCATAGGAGATATTAAATTATCTCGGTATGTAGCTACCTGTTCGAATCTGCCGTCAGTAATATCAATTACGTTAAAGGTTGAATAGTCTTGTCCACGCCCCTTTGATACGTCTACAGCCATAACATAGGTGTGATCTTCTATTGGCTTTTCATAGTATATCATACTATCATTAATAGCAATAGGTCTTTCTGGATTTAAAGATAAAAGACAGTTAGATGATATTAACGTATTTGCTGTTCCTAAAAAGTTATTCCCATACTCTTGTTCAAACTGTAACTCAGATGTATTAGCAATTGTTTGTTTTTTCCAAACATCATCTCTTCCAGGAACGTCAAACCAATCAACCCGCGAAGATTTGAATTCATTTGTTTTTTTCTGAGATCCTTCCCAGATTCTATAAAACATATTACCAACACCATTTGCGGTTGACGTAATAATAACCTTTGTTTCGTCACCAGCCGAAATTACGGGATATGTAGATGTATAAAACTCTGCATCTCTTTCAACGAACGCAAACTCATCAAGGAAAAGTAAGTCAATTGAAAGACCACGAATAGAACTTCCAGATGTGGCCGCTGCTACAATTTTTGCATTGTTCGCAAATGTAATATTACCTTTATTCAACTCTTTACAACCAGGCTGCAAAAAGAAAGGTAAATTCTCAAGCGCTAAGGTAATCCTGCCTAGCATTTCTCTTGCAGTTGCACCTTTATTCGCAAGGATCGCTATAGTTTTTTCAGGATTGAAAATAGCATACCATAGAATATAAATGACTGTGGTGATAGATTTACCTGATTGTCGACAAGCTAAAACAATATTAAACCTATTCTCATTGAACGTTTTGAAAAGTGTCTTTTGATAAGGATAGGGTTTAAATTCTACTAATCCTTTACTTGGTGCAATCACCTTAATGTATTTTTCTGCAAAATACATAGGACTACTCATACATTTCATGTATTCGTCTATCTCTTCTTTTGTGAAATTCTGGTTAACACCCTCACCTTTCACAAGAGCATTGCCCATGTATCCATCACCTGCCATAATATAATTACTCTGTTATGTTCTTTATATTTTTATTATGTAAAAATTTTTGAAGCTCTGCGGTTGATCCTACGAAAATAGAATTATTAGTAGTTTCAGCAGCGTTAGCCCTTTGCTTTTCTTGTGTTATATCTTTACGAACCTTTTGTAATTTGACTAAGTCCTGTGTCATATTACTCGCATCTTTTATCATGTTAGACAAAACCTCAAATGCTCGAGGGTGCTCTGACTCAGAAGCGAGTGCCATCATTTGATTAATCGCCTCTGACGATTGATCGATTAATTCTTTCATTTTTTCTCGTGAATACTCGACATCAGTTTCGGTATCACTTATAATTTGACCTTTATCAACTTCGGTCTTAGGTTTTTCTATGATATCGAGATTTTTTTCGAGTGCATTAAGTATTTCATTTTTAGCCATGATCAAATCCAAAGGTTGTTGTAATAGTATCCGTACCGTCTAAAGGAAAAGCATCACCTGCATCAAGTGCTACTCTCACATTTTCTTCGCTGCTTGGGTTATTTGATTTTTGCACCGCACGATTTTCTGTATCAGTATAAAAGTTAGCGTCTATTTGACGAACGATTTTACCTTCTGACACACTTCCAGTAAACTTAACTTTCATATTAAAATCGAGTGTGTATATCAGTGTTCTCCTAGTTTGAAAATCGCCTTCGTAATCGTCTTGTATCGATGTGCCAGTTAGAACAATAGGAACATCAGTCAGTGTTCCAGGTCCTTCCATATCTTTTATAGTAACTGTGTACTCAGGCGTAAAGGTCGGTAATATTTGTTCGAAGATCTGCAGCGCATCATCTTGGTTTTTTGCGTATATGTTTAATTGTATCGCCACATTGTATGGCACACTCTGATTTACTACATTAGATTTTGTTGTATCTCCTTCGACCGACAAAACTCTTTTGTTGAATTTATTTAATTTAGTACCAGAATCAAAATCAATTGATGTAATTTCGAAACTCATTCTTGGCAACTTAATCGCAATTGATTTATCAGTAGCTGCAACAGTATCAGCTTGAATACGAGCAAGAAACTTTTTTCGCGGCCCATAAGCAATAGGTACACGCTCTTCAGTTGCGCCTAGTCTCACAATCTTTATGTTATTGAAAATCGTTCCAAAAACAGCAACTGCTTTCTTCATTGTTTGATTATAGAAATGTGTTCCGCTAAACATAATATTAATTTGTTATATCTGGTTCTCCAAATGGGTTTGTTTCAGTAAAGTCTATAAAGTTATTTCCAACTGTTTCAAAATCTATATTTTCAGCGTATGGATCATTGTCATCCATTTCGTTAAATCCTCCAACCGCTGTAACAGCGTATGAAGCACCTGAATCAGAACCAACGATATTACCAACAGGTTCCGCGGCACCTGGTCCCGCGGTAATAGCAAATCCAGTGTTTGTAGCATCACTTGCAATAGCGCTTGAAACATCGATTTCTCCAGTTCCTACAACCGAAACTTCTCCAGTTATTGTTAGTACACCATTTGTCTGCGTAACATCTTCTCCTCGTGTGTACGTTCCATTGCCACTACCTAAAGTCAGTTTTGTGCGAGAAGCGTACTTTGTTTCAAAATCATCTACTTCTGCAATACCAGTATCAATCGCTTCATTGCCGTATTCGAACAATTCACAGGTTAACTTAAATGTTGGAAGATTCGATAATTGATAAAACGGATTATCATCTTCGACATAAGTGATTTGGAATAGACCTTTTACTAATGGAAAATAAATCAAATCACCTTCTTGTGGACGTGCTTCTTCTGGTGACTGGAATCTACCAATAAGTTCTTCCCACCGTCTCGTAGCTAAGACCATAGTCATTGAATCGCGTATTTCTACACCGAATTTAGAAAGTAAATCCCCATCACCTTCAAAACCGTCAGTGTTTTCAAGATACATTTCAATTTGATAAGCACTACCAAATTTACTTAACGCGTCCTCGTTGAATATTGAATCGGTATTTACTATTGTACGAGGAATGTAATACGCGTCATGCCCGTATATCTTAAGAGCCTCTATCGTAATATCTTCGTAGAGTCTTTTTTCGGGTGTAGTTCCTTGAGAAAAATATACATTACGTGGCATAATCAATTAACCGATAAAGTCTAGTGGAGGCATTTCGTGTTTCAACTGCATTTGTTCTTCTAACTGTTGAATTTCTTCTTTGGCATCGTCAAAGATTTGCCGGCCATTTAAAGTAACACCACCTGGTAAAACCATTCCTTCAAACTTAATTAGATTCAATCCCCACTGCCTTTTGAAAAGTGCAGTAGTATACTTTTTAACAAATGCGTCGTTATAAACATCGGTATATGTTACAGGATCAATCGCTTCATATGCGTCAAACACTACATATTTTCCTTCCATATCTTTTAAAGTATTTTTAGAAAGAAAGTTAACTCGGTTTTTATGGCGTGACCATTCAATAATTTCGTATGTGCCATTAATGTTTCTTTCTATTAACGACAAATATTGTTTAGTCATTTCATAATTTATGATACCACCTGAAGGATTACTCAAATCAAACAAATCGTTTAGATGTAATTGGTAATCTACAGAAAACATACTTGTTCCTGAGTTAGTGTTATCTGTGTGAAAAACGTTATTAACTGAAAGAATATTCGCGCTATTAGGTATTTCTACATAGCCATTAGTTATATCGGTACTCGTCACTTGGTGTTTACGTAAATTGCGAACAACAGCATCGCCATGATATTCTTGATAATATTGAATAGCTTCATCAACGCGATCTTCCATTTGATCATCGTCAACGTTGATTTCAATTACTGGATGACCTAAAGATCTTAAACAGTAATCTATCAATCCTTGTCTGTTTGTTGGTATAGCCATAATTCTATTTATTAACTTTCAGGTGCTGTACTATCAAAAGTTACACCAGGACTTACGATCACTTGTCCTTCTGTTACGCGCGTTATAACTGGAGGAGAGTCATTTGTATGAATAATAATATCATACACATAACGTCCTGGTTTCAACGCTGCGGTTTCTGCCGCGGTTAGAGAAACATCTAATTCATTATCTGTATCATCGACTGCAATAGTGAATGTGCCCTTTGTGGTACCATCGTAAGATTTTGCAAGTGTGCCTTCAGCGCTATAACCGCTTAAATCTGTTAAGCCTAAAAGTCTTTCTAAATCAACTGTGTGAGTAAAATTTGCACCTTGATCTACATATAAATTTTTGTAAGTTGCCATTATTCGGTTTCTGATGGAATAGATATTACTTCATATGTTAAATTGTTATCAACAATGTATTGATCGATTGCTTCTGAAGTACCAACCACAATCTTAATGTTTGTAGGAGTAGCAATACTAACTGGACCTTCTTCAATATCACCTGATATTTCAGAACCATTTACTACAATAGCAAATTCGTTTGCTAAAACATTTACTGATTCATTTGTATATTCTTGTATAGCCATAATTTTATAGGTATCCGGATAGTGTAAATCCTATTTCCACTAATCTGTTTTTAGCGTCTACTACATTCACGGTGTTTCCAGCCGAATCAACAAAAGTTGTACTTGTTGCCGGCCCATTCGTTGCACCGTTTACTCGTATTGCAGGAGTATTGTATGTTATGCCATTGACAGTATTACTTATTGTTTGAGGTGATGCTCCAGTTGGACTATTATTAATATTCGAAGTAATCATTGTAAGATGAGCATTATAAAAAGCTTTTAATATAGTAGTCTTATTTGATTTTGACACTTTCGTTTGAGAAACATTAAACACTCTTAAATTTGAAGTTACACCAAACCCAGTTTCAATGCCCTGAACGCCTGTCCATGTGCTTGAATTGCCTGTTACTCCATAATCAGGACTTTGTCTATTAATTGCGTACTCACTTAATTTGGCGTACCCGCTTAAATCAGGAATCACACCACCCGCGCTAGAATTATTTTTAGAAAGTCTAAAGGTTTGAATATTTGTTGGAAGAGTTTGTAAGTTAGTTCCAGTAAATTGGTTTTCACTAAGTTCTATAACTCTACAATTTGTGCTTGAAGAAAAATCTGGAAAATCGCCAGAAAGTTTATTCTTTTTAAGATTAACTACTTCAAAAGTATCTATGTGGCTGTAATTAACAAACCCCGTCAAATCGTGTTCTTGGCCAAAGATAGTTTTAAAAATTCTAAAAGCAGACAGATCAATAGTACCGCCAAGCTTAGGAGACGTTGTTCCTAAATTTAAACCTGTAATATTTTCTGGATTTGTGACTGATATACTTGGCATATTACGTTCCTATTCCAGCCAATTCAGTTAAAACGACATTTGATGATGCTCTTTCGTACGCAGGATTATCTTTGCTATTATTGACAGAATTCAACTTGTATTCCGTACTATTACATGATCTTATACCAATGCTATAAGTTAACTCTTCTGTTGTTTGTGGCTCATCAATGAATTGCAACCAAACATTCATCATTGTACTATCCTCATTATTATCATAAGTATTTGTAACTAATCCGACCATTCTAGTACCAATTAACCCATTTTCATCAGCATCAGTACGTATTCCCAATTTAGTAAAACTTCCACTACTTCCTATTTTGCGATGAATATCATAAACAATATTTTCTTCTTGGCTATTTCCTTCTCCGTTAATCATAGCCCGAATCATAATTCCGCTATTCACATCTCTTGGAGTTATTTTTACGTCTAAGACATCGATAAATGTTGTAGGATACGGAGAACCAGTATCGACACTATAGACTCTTTGTCTATTCGTATGACATCCTTGGTGTTGTAAAGACATACCAAAACTAAAATCTGTTCTACCTGTTATATTTTGATTTCCAGAATATGTGGGTGTACTACCATGTTTAATACTATTATCTACATAAGCTTTAGTAGTTAAATGTGTGTCTGCAGTAGGATCTGCGGCTATAGCATTGCCAACTACTTCTAATTGCCCTGTGTCTCTTTCAAGAATCATAATAGCATTATTAGGGCTCAAACCCGAATTTCCCTCATTATTATCATCGAAACACATCTGATTATTTAAACTATCATATCGTATACCCATACCAGCGTTAAACGGATCTGGTTGGTCTGCACTATCACCAAATATAATTTGCGAGGTCGAAGTATCAGAGTTAGGGCCCAACATTAAAAATGTTAGAGCAGACGTTCCGTCTCCTACTTGTAAATTAGCAACCGGTGATGTAGTTCCTATACCAACATTACCAGAACGGTCGATCACCATTCTTTGTGATAGACCTTGACTATTAGCTGTAGTAGAACCATTTAATAATCCGGATGTGGCGAAAATCAATTCACCGTCTCCATAATGACCATCTGTAGCTCCTCCAACACCAAGAGGACTTCTGCAATAAATTCCTGCTGTAGCAGCACGATATTGACCCTCTGCCTCTGCGCTACTTTCACGAGAACCAAATAAAATACTTGGTGCAAAAGTACCTGCATTTCCACTAGAGTTATATAAAAGTATACCATGAGATGTTGGATTTCCTACATCATTGTTATCAATAGAAATAAGAAGAGGAAATTCATCTTTAGTTGAGGTAGTGTTATTTCCGCTATCCGAGGCCGTACCAATCGGATCAAAACCGCTAGCAACAGCAGTATCTTTAATATAAATCTTATCTCCTCCGGCTGGTGTGTTTGTGTCCCATTCATCGCCAATTAACAACTGATTTGTTATTGCTGCACTTCCAGCAACATCGAGTTTTACGTCAGGAGCTGCAACACCAATGCCAACGTTACCATTTTGCAGAATTGTTAAAGCCTGTAATTGGGAACTACCATTGTCTGTAAAAATTGCTAATTCATTATCAGAATTACTTCCAAGATATTTAATTGAAAAACCATCAGCGCCTGAAGTTGTTTCACCGTCTGCGTTATCTACTCTTAAAAGCGTAATATCTTCACCACTCGCTCCTACGCCATCTGAACCAATTCGAATCGCGGTACCGCCAGTGGTTTGATTAATACGAAGAGTGTTATATGCAGATCCTGTATCTCCTCCTAAGTCAAGTAAAAACTCAGGTGACGTGGTATTAAGTCCTATCTTTGGCTCTGCTGAATTAGTTGAGTTAACATAGATTGTGTTATTACTATTTTGATAAGTATCGTTTACCGCTTTAAGATTGTCGGCCTCGTCTCTATAAAATAGTTTGCCGTCAGCGTAATTCAACGCTAACTCACCATACTCCAACTCGCTAGCTGCGGGTTGAACTCCACTTATTCCACTTCTTGTTAATTGTATTTGTGATGCCATATTCTTTATTTATTAATCCATCATTATTGGTGTAAAATCATATATGTATTGTCTTCCATCATTATTGACGTTCCATCCCCATGCCGTATACCCTACAACGAATATTCTTCCATCAGATAAGTGTACGTGAGTATTTGCACCTGTATTATATTGTCGATTGCAGTGAATAGTAACTACTTTTTCGAGTAAGTCTGAACTGAAGCTTACGCGATACGCTGTGGCTCTACCATCAACGTTTTCATTTGAAAAGTTCGTGTTATTAACTGCATTTTGATATCCAAGATTTCCGTTTGCGTTATAGCCACTCGACCAAAGCTCGAGCTTATTCGTAGATTTGTTTCTTGCTAATACATAGTAAAAATTGTTTGTATTTCCATTCGAGAAATACAAATCTTGAATAGAATAGGACGTGGTATTAAATACTGTGTGGCTGAGCCTAATCATCGATGAGTAATCCGTGCCACGTATATAAAATTCTTTATCTATTTCTTCACCAAGGCTGTCTTGATGAGAAGCTATAATAAGTGTACCGTCACCACCAAGGCCACTACCAGCGTTGTTTGTAATAACATAGTTAGCTCTACGGTTTTTGTTGCTGCTATCCCATATCCTCGTTGCATAACCTACGTGCCCACCGGCAAAAGCAAAGACATCCACACCAAAATATCCACCGCTATTATCGCCCCATGCATACACATCGTGGTTTGAATCAATCGCAACAAAATACGTTTTGTAGTCTTCTCCGCCGGCATATAGTTTTGTAATGTTTTCTAAAGGTACACCAGCACTTGTTTGCACTTCTGACCAATGATAATTATTAATTGCACTAGAATATTCGCCAGCACCGCCTTGTCCTGTGCCACCATAACCTGCAACATAGACTCTACCATTTTCACCTAAAATCGCAACAGTGTCCCAATGACCTCCACCGTAAGAACCAATAGCAGCTGCGTCAGTAACTTTTAAAAGTTTAACAGCCGAGGCAGGTGTTGTTGTAATGTCGTCGTTCACATCAAGCATAGGATTCATTACGTGTGCACGATAAATTCTATTCGTAGCTAAATTGTATGGTCTACCCGCAGCCGCTGTTTCGCTATTCGTAAGAGACTCACGAGTGGGTATTATTGAGTCATCCTCCATTTGAGAGGCGAGTTCCTTATGGCTACGCCTAGAAGTCCCATTCGCAAGTGCCCCCCAGTCATTAACGCCGTGGCCCCAAAAATATCCTAGATCATCAAGTGCGTAAGCAACGTGTGCCTGAATATCACCTGATTGAACGATTTTACTCATTTTGCAATTATTCGATTCGCAAAAACTTCTTTCCCAAGCGTTAAAATATGTTGTTTGGTGACGATTCGGATCCGATGAAATAGAAGCAGCGCTGTATCCATATCCTACAGAATATGTTTTTCCTGACTTTGCGATAACGTGAGTATTGTAATAAGAAATATATAGTTTATCAACCTTTTCATCATCAGGTAGCATCATTTTGGCTCGATAACTATGACCGTTGCTATGATTTGCTCCTGTGCGATACACGCTATTGCTGTTTCCTCCAATGACAACATCATCTTCATCATCGATATAGCAAAACGCGTCGCTGTATTGTGGCGCCACAGTATGGTGTTGACCTGACTGTGTTTCAGTTGCTTTCTTAAAGTTACCTCTCTTTCGTGCGCCGGTTTGAAGAATACTTCCATCTTCAAACATGATTGCTTTCGTACCATTTATAATTACACCATTTGTATAATCACCAAATGAATTTGGCGAAATGGCGTTGTAGTTAATAATAAGAGTATCGTTGTTTTGGTCAAGGCCTGCGTCATTTATCGTCGTAACTGTTTTACGATCAAAACCATTTAATGTAGGATCACCTTCTCCAGCGCCGTTGCCATGTACCAAAGCTCTTCCAGAGTGAGAATTACCTCCAGCACGTGTTGAGTTATTGAGTTTAAAGTCAGGCCCTGTCGTTGTAATAGTTCCAGGTATTGTAGGACTCGCTTTAATCGACACTTTGCTATTACTATCTAAAGCAATACTTGTGTTGTCGGGATCTACATCTAAATGAATTGTTTCGTTGACAGGAGAAATAACTGTTTGACCAGCACCTGAAGAATCAGTCGATACTAAACCACTACTTGCGATATCAATCTTAAAATCTATTTTAGTATTCTGTTTTGCTTTAATGTAGTACTTAATCGCGATGTAAGGCTGAACACGATTTGCAGGTGTTAAAGTAATTCCGTGACTGTGCTCGCTGTTCGCGTCAGTTGCTGTAGTATTTAATACACCACCTGGAATTTCTGTGCCGTCCGCACCATTATACACAGGTTTAGTTGGATTATTACCTACTGTAATTGCATTAGCACTTCTTTGACTATCTTGTCCATAAAGTTGGGTTCCTCCAGTATTGTCATACTGGCTTCTTTCAAATGTCTGTACATCGTGAGTATGAACTGCAACGCCCGATTGGTCTCCAGTCAGTTTATGTCCTAAAGAAGTAAGTGAGCTATTACTTGTTCCTCCGTAGTCACCGAGGCTACCAGCGTTAAATCCTTCAGCAGCGTCAGTTCCTACTGCTACTCTACCTCTGTAATCTGGAAGCTGAAAGTCAGTAAATGGATTACCGTTACTATCGGTTCCGCTTGCGCTTCCTCCATATCGATATCCTATTACCTCAAACAAATCTGAGTATTCACCGTCTTTTGAAATAAATGCACCTTCGCATAAAAGATAATTAGTATCATTCGTAAGTCCGGCTAAAGCAATAACAGAACCAACAGGCATAACTTCTTCAAACACTGTTGTAGTTTGTTCTAAACCACCTGACTGCTCGAAAAGCGTTGCGGCATTCTGCCAAGCAAGATCGCCATTTGTAGTTGCGGATGTAAGCACTGCATTATTAATCGCAGGAGGACCCGGAACTGTGTATGTTTTAGTGCCAAGAATAAGTTTACTTCCTGCCTTTACTTTATCTGAAGTTAACTGAGTCGCTGATTCAACTTCAGTATTAACTGATAGTTTAGTAATTGTACCAAGTATTTCTGAACCACCAACTGTAACTAATTGATCGAAGGATGCAGCAGAAGTAAATTGTAAAGGTGTCGAAACAGATGTTGCTAAACCAGCTTGAGGAATATAAATTTCTGTTAATGCGCCAATGTCAGTATTGATCTTAGTTGTAAGTGCGCCTTCAACCACTTCAATTTCTCGTCTAATACCATTAGTCTTTTTACGCCAAACATCGAAAGTATCGTCACCGATAATTCCGTTTCCGAAGTCCATTATATCTGATTCTTGTATTGCCATAATTCTATTTATTCTATCCTGCTATTGCGGTTATGCTAAGTATTGACATAATTCATTTTAACTCGATTGACGTATTTCTTGTACTGTAATTTGACTTACCGTTCTACAAAAGCTAGTACTATCTCCTTGTGATTCACTGTTGTTAAAGTAATATCTCGCGCTGGTGTGCGTGTATAAGCTCGCAACTTGTATTTTAAAAGTAAAAGAATCACCCGCACTTACACTATAACTAACAGGAGTCATTAAAAGGGTAGCCGGTTTGACGTTACCAATATCGTCTTGTCTATCAGAATAACAAAAATGTACACCATGTCCTGCTACTCGGCTACCTGGACTTGTTGGAAGTAAGAAATTTAAAAAGGATGCTGATGAATTATCTACACCTCCTTCATTTTTCTTATACGTATATTTAGAAACATAATCATGTCCTATCTGATAAGCTCCCATGTGAGCGTCTCCTGAAATTAAAAATTTTGATCCATCAAACGCGGGAGTAATTGTTACTTCGAGACTAGGATAATCTATAAATGTACCTACAACTGGCGCGTCTGAAGACCTGGTCGCCGCTTGATTAACAGCTTGAACGATATTTGGCGAAAGATTCGTGTCAACTATTTTTAATTGATGATTGACAAACTCAAAATCATTTAAATCAACATTCAGCGTAATGCTATTTGCATTATTCGCACCACCTAAAGCATCTGGATCAGTCGATGATCCTAAAAGATTCGTTTGTGAATGGCTGCCATTGATGTGTATACCCTTTGTAGGAGTAACATTTTGAACAACAACACTTGAACTTTCAGTTTTAATGATATAGTTAAGTACAATATAAGGTTGAATGTTATTGTGTGGCAGATCACCACCAGTAGGTTTTGCTATGATCTCTGCGTATTTTGAGTTATTAGGATTACTACGTCTTGGCTTATACCCAAGACCTTGAAAATAGCCATCACCATCTATACCATTTGAGTTATTTGCATCAGTTTCGTGAGTATGTTCTGCTAATTCGTCTACTGTAAGAGTGTGTTTGTATTCGCCACCTGAGGCACCTAATACGTTAAATCCTCCGCTTGGCAGTGTATCAGAATTTAAATTGTTAGCGTCGATGCCGGTTCCTCTACCGATTGGAATCCGTCCTCCCATATTAGGAAGATTGAACGTAGTAGTTGCGCCAGATTGATCGGTTGTTCCTTCAAGAAATGCGGTACCACCGTATATGTTTGAAATCACCTCATGTAAAGCACGATAGGTATATGTATTAAGCGCTTGACCGTTACAAAGTTTCCATTTTGAAGGTGCAGCTGCTTTAGTCCATTGTATCATTGAACCAATAGGATTCGGATCTTCAATTAAAAACGGATCGACGTTTAGTTGTACGGCCTCTTCAAAATCCCACTCAAGAACATCATCAGATTTAACCTTTAGAACTTGGCCTGGAATCGGTGCGTCAGTTGGCCAGGTGTATGTAGTATTAGCGTATTTTGTTCTACCCGTAGGAACGTCAAGAAAACTTGCTTTTAGTGTTCCACTAGCAGTGTGTAAATCAATTGATTTTGTAAACTTAAACTCGCTTCCCTCTACATATATTTTACCATTAGCTCCAACTTGAATAGCGTTTGTTGAATCATCGGCCGCAGTAAATTTTACTATTCCTTCAAACTCTTTTTCACCAGTAATATTATCACTCGATGTAAGAGTCATAATATTATTTTCACCACCAGTTACATCAATCAAACGAGTGAATCGAGTATCAAGAGAAGCTATAGTTGCTTTATTCAAGATCGCATCACGAGCAACTTCATTCGTTTTTCTACGCCATGAATTAAAAGTATCGCCTGCAAGAACACCAAAATTTATAGGTTCAATGTCTGCATCAGAAATTGGACTTGTGTATGAGATATAACTTTCTCCTCCGAATTGTCCTGTAGGAGCAGATGCTTGTGCATGCATCGCGCTAGCATCTGGCATATAAAAAGTAACTCCTGTAACCTCTTCAAACGTGTGTGCATGAGATGTTTCAGGACTATTTGTATCTGCTTCAAGCGCTTCTAATTGTGTCAAGTACAAAGGATAAAAGAACCCCTTTGTACCAAAAGTGCTGCCCGAGTTACTTGTTCCGTATATATAATAAACTGCCATAATTCTATTTATCTAATTTTTCAATAAGGTTCTCAACAAGATTTGTTAGTTTATTCACTTGTGTTTTTAAATCTTGTATTTCCTTTGATTTTTCTAAATGTGTTTTCTTTTGTATTAATCTTCTACGATATCCTGCGTTATCATTTGAAAGAATGGCGTTAGAGGTTGTATCTCTTTCTAAATCTTTTCTTTCTTTAACTACTATGCGGCTCATTTTAAATTGTAGCTATGGCTCTAAAATCTTTTACTAAAGGTGCAGACGCGGTGCTTTCTGCGGTAAACACTATTTTAACTTGGAACGATGAAAAAGGTTCAACCACTCCGTCACCGCCATAGACGTATTCTACTTCACCGAATTCTCTTGATGAACTAACTAGTATACTGTTAGAAGGTGTAAGCTTTTCAAACGCTACAGTGTTTATAGGTTCATCACCGGTTTTAGTTCGTATATAAACTAAAATTTCAGACTGATCGTTTGGCTTCGTGGCGTTAATAACAATATTAACTTGGTCGGAAGCGTTATTCAATTCTACTTCTCGTGTAATGTATCTTGAAAGAGCAGCGCCATGACCAGGTAACAATTCAGTATCTGTCTGTGGACTATCTAAACTCGATGTTGTTAAACTTTCTAAATTTCCAATAACATTATCTTCAGCCACTAGAGATATTCTATCTAAATCAATGACTGGACTTACATAATCACTTGTACTAGTAAATTCAGCATCAACATGTAATTTACCTGTTGTTGTACCTCCACCTGTTACTGTTTGCAGATTATTAAAATACAATCTTCCATCACGCGATGTGAGATAATCACTACTCCCTATGCTTAAAAGATATCGAGTACTTGTATTTGAGAAATTTAAGTCCTGTGAAATAAACCTTAAATTATTAAAAACCATGTTTGGATTACTTCCACCAATTCCTAAAGGATCAAACCTATACGTAAATCCTGAAAGATTAGTAAACTTCGCTCTCCAAATAGTCATCTTAAAATCTTTATTTTGATCAGGTGTCCATGTCGATGCATTCTGCGATTTAAATGAAACACCGGCGTATGTGTTTTTAGAAATCTTAGATCCTGTGACTGTATCGTCTCCTCCAGTTTCTGCCATCCATAAACGATAATCAGGAGAATTAGACATTACAACAATTGCATATTCAACACCTGGTGCAAGATACACTGGAGATTCGAATTTAAATCGTGTTGCAAGACGTGCTGTATCAGAAACTGCTACTCCAGATGTTGCAATATCGTCAGCTGCAGGATTTGCAGTTGTTGACCCATCACCTGTTTCATATACTAGAGTATCTTGCGCTTTTTTCGTTACTCGAGAAAATGGAATCACCTTCTGAGTTGGCTGTCCGTTTTCAACAGTAACCAAGTGTACGTTAAGAGGAACATTAGCAGATTTTGCTTTAAAGAATAAATCAATCTGAGTTGCATAACAACCAGTCGGTATATTGCCAATTAGAAAAGATTGTGCAAGAGGATCGTAATATTCTTGTGTTACCTTTGTTGTAACACCTGGTACGATCTCCTTTATACGTTCTCCAGTAGACACTACTTCAATTTCACGTGTTGAAATTATTTGTTCTTGTTTAGTTTGCAACAACCCTCGAGCTACGTACGTTACAGATGCTGATGTAGTTGTATTTGCTAAATTGTTTGTAGATGAATCTGTTAGTTTAAAAACCCGTGCACCTGTTAAAAATTGTAGCGCTTGATTATTTGGAACAATGAAGAAACCTGTGAGATCACCTTGTGAATCACTAATAAGTTCGTCTCTTTGATCATCTGGAGACGGTAGGGCTGCAAACGCTGCTGTTGCTTCTAAATCAAATGTAGATTCATCAACTTCTTCGTTATCTATTCCATACTTTTTGAAAGCTGCTTTGGAGCAATAAGCTGATATATCAACATCGTCAAAGAAAGCAAAAACTTTAGTATTGGGTTTAAGCATTTGTGCTTTAAAGTAAACTCTGCGTGAGCGAATGAATGGTACAAAGGAGATGTCAAGTACTTTATCACCCATACTTGTTTCTACAGTATTGACTACTGCTTCTTGCTTATATCCTTCCATTACCGTTTCTGTTGCAAACGTCGTGGTGACTTCTCGCACTGGATGCCAGTTAGGAAATCCGGCCGCGGTTTTTGCGGCAGATGAGCCTTGACCAAATAGTTGCTTCCCTGCCTTTGTTTTTATTTTACCAAGAACATTTGTTTCTGTAGAATCGTACACATTAGTAAACGAATCACTTTCGTTCAAGGCCGCTGCTACAACATCCGCATTTGATTCGATATTAGTAATTAGCGCAGGCTTTCTATCAACTTCAATCCACTCATCGCCAGAAGGAGATAATTCAATAGCGCCATTCCATGAAGCTAAATCATATGGATTCACACTAATATCGATACTTGCAGTTGGCTGATGAATTAATTTTTCATGTGTAAATGGTAAAGACAAAAGGCTTCCTCCTCCATCTCCTCGGTCGGCGTTGAGCAAATCGTTATCTTGAGTGGAACTTCCTAGTAAACCAGCTCCTCCTTTTTCTGCGTATTTTAAACGCTTTTGGTTTAAAGAATACTTCGGTCTTAAAATTCCTTTTTTCGTATCTAAAGATGCTTGATATCCTGGATCTAATATATTTGCGACTCCACCTGTTAAAAAGCTATCTACGATAATACCATTCTTAAATCTTTCGGCAGTGCCTCCGCTATCGATAATCTGTTTACCATTTGCTTCTCTTTCAAGCAATGAAAGAGAAGTATAGTATTCTATATTTTGAACGCGCTTTTCTAATCGACCAATGTCTTCCATCGTAAATCTACGATTATCTACAATTCTACTTTGAATATCATCCGCGCTCCGTGTATAAGCTGGAATATACAAAGTATATAACGCCATCGCGTTATCTGGAATTGATGGCGCCACAGGTGAAATATCTGATTCTCCTTTTACAATTTTATAATCCCCTGTGGTAGTTACTACTAGCTGATCATAACGAGATTTGTAATAATCAAGCTTGATTTTTGTAGCTGCATTAGGATCTAACGCGAGATGACTTGTATCATTATCGTCTGGTCTAAAATCCAAAACGTCTGTAAGGTATTGTCCTTTGTACAGGCCAATTGAGGCATAAGGCACACTACCGTCGATGTAACTATCAACACTATAATAATCCCCTGTTGTCGTACGGTCGTAATAGGTGTAAGTTATAGTTAAGCCTGAGCCTGCAGCAATTGTTGAGCCAGTATATTTAACGTTACCTACTTTATAGACACCATCACGCTGGCCGTTATCTAATTCTATACTGGATGTTAAATCAGTCACTGGTGAATCATCTATTGTAGTGACTGAAGTGATAGCAATGATATCTCGTTTAGCTAACGCATAAGATTGGTTTTGGTTTACCGGATTATTACTCGCAACTGTGACTAACTGTTCAGTGTGAGTAGCAATTGATTTGATACCTCTTTTAAGACCGTTATTATTATCCAATGCTGCTTTGACTGGTGCAATTACATCAACTGTTCCACTTGCAGTTCCAACAGTGAGAGTAACCTCTGTATTCGAATTAGAAAAAGACACATTAGTTACAGCTATAGGAGCATCGCCACTTTGATTCGTAACAATGTATGAGTCAACCGAATCGTTAAAGAATAGCGCATTAGATTTTCCACTTATTTCACTAACAGTGAGTGTTATTGTATTGCCTGAAAAAGTTTTTCCACTTTTCTCTGCTCTTATTACAACCTGCGAGTCAGTTTCTCCTGTCGTAATTCCTTTAATTGTGTTATAAGGAAGAGTGATAAATCCTTTATTATTTCCTGTATCAAAAATCGGTGTAGGGTTAGATTGGTTACTTTCTGACAAAGTTCCAGTAAACGTTTGACCAGAATGAGTCGCAGCACCAGTTATATTTAACGCAGTCCTAGGTATTTCTCCGCTTAAATCATAAATGTATAATCTATATAGTGTACCAACTTTTTCAATACCACGTATTCTACAAGTTATGCCGGTAAGAGCTTCTGGCGAATTGCCATCACCGAAAAACTGATATGTATTAGTTATATCTTCGTAATCTGGAAGATTAGTAATTGTTGATAGTTCAATGTAACTACCAAGTTTAGCCTGACCAAATGATTCAATACCAGTCTCAACGTCACGTGCCTTTTCTGTGAATAGGTTTATAGGTTCTTCTAAAGGAACTCGATATCCATTTACATAAGCAACACCAGGCTCTACTGAAATACCATAACGCGATTCACCAAATGTTTGAGCTTCGCCTGTTGTATTAATTGTTTGGCCATTTAATCCTGATGCTACATCAGGATTTGCAGTAGTAATATCTAGTGCTTGGATCTGTGTATCGTTATACAGGCCATCATTTCCAGCAAGATCATTTCTGAATTCTCTTAATCTTGCAACAAAAGGCGCTACGGTATAATTTCCACTTTCTTCAAAAGTTCGAAGTGCAGCTTTATCGTCAAGCTGTGTGTATTCAGGCCTTGCAGGAGCAATGTATTGACTTGAGTTTATTTCTAAAAGATTTAAATAGTTTATACTGTCAGTTCCACTTGTAGTCGCTGCACACTTGTTTACATTTTGAGTAATGCTAGTTATTGTAGAATCGTCAGTAAGTAATATAGGAACAAGATTAATACTATACCTATCAGCTCCAGGAGCTCTATCGTTGGGTGTTCCTGACGCGTTATCAAATAAACTTTCGTCTTCAGCTGATGTTTTAATTGTTGGATCTATGCGGAAAACCGCAGTACCTGTAATTTTATCATTTTTAGAAGTCTTTTCAATAAACAATCTACTGATTGTATCGTTGTACATAAATGTACCTTGAGAAAAGAATACCCCGATATCAGTAGTAACTTCTGAAGCATAACCAACACCGGTGTTTTGAACAATAGTACCAAAATCTGCACCGGCTCCTACAATAGTTTCAGTTTGATTTTCATCTAAAGATCTTACCAACGCGCCACCAAAAATTATTGTACGACTAGCCAAATCACCAGTATCATCAAACTCACCGGTATTCGCATCGCTATCGTTGACTGCACCTGAAGAATTGTATCTTAAATATAGTCGCCATCTTTGATTACCAATAGTAGAAATATTCTCGTAAGCGTATACTTCAGCAGATATGGTCCCAGCGAGCGAGCCGGAAATGCGAGCAGTTTGACCCGTAATTAAGTTAATATTGCTGTTGATCTTAGCAATATTATCCGAAGTACCATCACCAATAATATCAACGTCAATATAATTTACGTTGTCTGTGAAAAAAGTAGTACCATCTAAAATAGCACCTTCTTTATAAACAGACTTTCCGAACTTGTCGATCTGCGATTGCAAGATCGACTGCATTTGATTTAATTCACGAACCTGAACACTTACGCCAGGCTTGAATAAAATCTTTAGGTAATTCTTATCTTCTAATTTTGAAGTATTAAAATCGTCAAAATAAGGAGATGCATCATAAGTTTTAATAGCCATATAATTTGTCTTTTAAAACTGGATCACAAGTTTAATTTCTTCTTCCTGCGAAGCAGCTCTTTGAATTGGTTTTCTGTTTTCTAAAAATAGAACTTCTCCTGTACGAGGCGTAAGTTCTGGTGTAACATTTGAATCAGCAGTGTATACGTATTCTGTAGCAATATCTGTTCCATCACTCGCTCTTGCAATTTTAATTTTCGTAGTCGAGCTATCACCAGTAGTAAAATCATTATGATTTATATTTGCGCTGTCGTTTTGGTGAAAGTAAATGTGTTTATTAGTTACATCAACATAGTCTACAAAGGCCTTTGCTTTAATATAATCAGTTTGATTATCTACTATATCACCAATGGCATCATAATCGCCATCAGCAGTAGTTTCTGTAATAATATCACCAACAGATACTGCATTCAAATCATTATCACTAGTGACTGTAAGTCTACGCAAACCACTTAGTACTTCTTGTAGACCATAAACACCATCACCGGTAGGCTCTGGACTATCGTCTGCGGCGTTACGAGTAGGTTGTCTTATAAGAGAGATTTGGCGATAACCTATAGTAGTCGGTATTTCACCTTCAACATCTCCATTAAAATCAACTGCTAATCCTGCATAAAACGCAGGTAGTTCTGCAACAGGGTTATTACCAAATCCATCAATCGGCGAAATCAATGGTCGTATAACTGGTGCAGTTGTGGCCACAACTGTGCTAATAGGTCGGATTGATGCCCTTAGCACGCCTTTGTGCGTTTTCAATTGATCAACAGTAGCTAAATCAGCACAGACAAACCCACTAATTGCACCATTCGTAACAGAGGCCTGACAATCGAGAATCTTTGGATCTTTGTGAGTCGCATCACTTATTACTAATTGAAAATCGCCGTCTGTTGATGCGCTTGAAAGTCCAGCTCCAGGGTTTTCTATTTCAAACCCATAAACAATCCCTCCGCTCGAATTAGAAGGAGTACCTGTACCGGTTTTTACGGTTTTAACTTCTATAAACTGATCCGTGTTAAACTCACTTGCAGTAACTAAATCAGCTACGTAGACCCAAGCATAATCATCACTACCAGTACTTAAAACTGGATCTCTTGCAGTATCACTACCACCCGGCGCACTAGTTGATTCTCCTGCTAAATACGCTCCATTAGCACCATACGAATCATTAGAATCGTTGTCTAAACAGATATACACTTTATCATCATAAACTGCGTAGCAAGGATACTCGGTCTGACCAGCGCTATTAGTAGAAACGTTAAACATATCCGGATCATTCTTATTCCACCTTTTATATCTACGAGTAGCTACCCAATTAATTTTTGGAATAACGTGTAAAGCGTTTGTAGTCTTAACTGCTACTGCTCCTATTAGATTATCAAGAACTTCTTGTGATTCACTTACGCTACCATTCGGCAATGGTGTAGAAAAGTTTTGATCTGTTTCGACAAGAGTACTTCCTCCTACAGTTTGTGAATCCCAAGGATCTGATTTACCAATCCCGACAAAATACTCAAATCCTCCTACATCTTGTTCAGGAGAATCGTCGTCACTTCCGGCATTTTTATCAATGATATCGTTGATTAAAAACGTTGCCGAATTACGTCTAAAATCATCTGTAATTATTGCTGCCATATTTTTTTTCTTCTTCTTATAAGTTAAAGTTTAAGGTTAAGTTAATAGTTTTATTTATATAAGTTTCTCCAATACTTTTGAAGAACCTCTGATAAAAGTTTTGTTCATATAATGGTTACTAGTTTCTGTTATTACACCTTCAGTAAACTTAGGTGTATCTTTAGGACCGCTATTAGGATAAGTGTGATTAAGCAAAGCTCCACTAAGACTAAACGTTGATGTATTACTGTCTCCCCAATACACTAAGCCTGCTTCTGCCCAAAATCGGCTACCAGCAAATTTTAATCCTGTAATAGTTGCAGCAATACCCTGTTCAGGAGAATCATTAGTTGTTCCACCCGCGGTGTGTGTCCAAAAGACTGCAGCCGATTCTGACAAACTATGATTTGCTATTTGTACAGGAGGATCTTTATAAACGAATGCTCCTAATTGTTGTCCTAAAAATCTTCTCATTAATATCCTCCTTGACCACTATTGTTATTGTTTGATGGTGGCGTATATTCATTACTCGATAAATAATCACCTGCACCTATATAAGTATCGTCATTAGAAATGTAACCTTCTTCTGTCACAGTCACCATATCACTAATAGGTGTATTATAATACGCGCCTATTTTAGAGTTATCGAAAAATTTAAGATTCTCATTATAGTTATTTCTAGCTCTATAATCGTAATCATTTGTAGTAATGGTATGTAGCTCGCTTTGTTGAAGATGGATTACATTAGTAGAAACGTTATTAAACTTTTTCACTTTTCTATTTGCAGGTCTATCATCGATGTTATAAAAAACGTTAGGTTCTATAGTAGGAGAAATCAACTCCTGTATTGAAGGTTCTGTTCCATCAACTACTTCTATTCGAGGGCCCCACCACTGCGTAGGATTTTCATCTTCACTTTGATCATAAAACATATAATTTCTTAAACACACGTGTGTAGTACTTACGTCTGTCATCCATTTTGACTCCCAATGATTAATAACTGGACCAGTTTCATACGTCGACACTGACACAAATGCGCCATTGGCGTCGTAGTAACCTACCTTTTCTCCCGAGGTATTATATAATCCAAATTCATTCGAGTACATTCGCTCATTGTTGCCAAGATCTGGTCTTACAAAGCCAACTAGCAAATACCATTCGTCTGCAGTAGGACAACTAAATTCACTTAACAAATAATTATTCTCTCGCCCCACGGCCGTGCTCCAATATCCTTTTGTGCCAGCAGTTCGAGTAATTGAAGTTGCGCTCGTATAAGTTTCAATTCCAAAATATCCAGTCCCTGCATATTGTTCTCTCGTCGTTGTATCATTCGTTCCGTATTGTTCTATAATCGCTGCGTTGGTTCTTATTTTCGACTGCTTAATCCACGTAGAAAATCTGTATGTTTTTGTTATATCAACCGGCACGTTAGGAGATTCAAATCCTCCTTCAGCATTTGCATCTGTTCCAGAGTTTACTCCAACCCATCCAATAGTAATATCTCTAAATGGTGTTTTAATGTATTCTCTAAAATTTTCTAATGCAGCGTTGCCAGCATGCCTCCACCTTTTGTTAAAGGGTGTCCCGTACGTAGCATCATTACCCCTTCCAGGTGACCATGGTAGAACCTCACTTAAAAGGTTTGTTTCTTTGCGTTGTGAAGGCAATACATACAGGTCGTTCGAGTTAAGTTCATTTGCGGTTAAAGTAGCATAATCTGATACACGTGTATGTTTATCAAACCATTTGGTCCATCTTTGATATTCATTAAATACTTTCTCGTCACGCGCTTCTGCATTCGCTCCAGAAATAAGTCGAAGTATAAAGAAAGCAACTCGATCGTATATACCTCCTCCATCTCTTGGGCTGTTACCATTTACAAGAGCGCGTATTAATATAAAGAGTGATCTGAATTCTGCATCTAACCAACCAGGCTGATAGAAAGGCATATGCATCGAGTCCGCGCCAACATTGTTAAGTCTCCTTTCGCTATCGGTAAGAGTTTTCCAAGGAGGAACTAATTTTTGAAGCCAATCTGTAAGTTTAAGATCTGCAGTTTCAATAGCGCTGTCTACTTTATACGAAGTATCACCTAGCCAAGAATTTGATCTGCTTATTTGCATAAGAAGTGCACTAAACATTTTCATACCAGCTGGGTGAACTAATCTTAAATATTCGCTTTCCCATTCGTTGAGTTGAATACCTCCACGTATCTGATAAGAATAGTCTTGCCAAAAGTCACTATCCTGAAGTCTATTAACATCTGACACAAATCCTTTTCTATCGCCGTAATTTCCTGATGATGAAACTGATTCGTTAAAAGTATGGGAAAAATTATTTCTACTGACAATTTTTAATGAAGGACTTCCATCTCCAAACGAGGCTTTTCCTATACCATTCGTTTGTTTATACGTCACAGAAAAGTTTGATAACACGTTGTTTGTAGAACTTTCGTACGACCAAAATGCATCCTTTAATGGACCAGTAATACCTGTGAATGTATATGTTTGTTTACTATTACGCAAGTATTCTAATGAAGATAAACTGTCACCTTCATCTACATCAACTCGCATCGCCCATTGATAAGGGTTTAATTTTTTGACTAAATAATTATGTATCTCTCCAATTTTTGTATTAGTAACTTGCTTTTGGTAATACGCAAAATATTTAATATTACCTTGAAAATAGTGATTAGACCTTCTTACACCAAGTCGCAAAGTAGCATCTATATCATTCACATCGAGCATTTCTTTAGTAGTAACTGCGGTGATTTGCTTACCGTGTGTTACCCAATTGCTAGAAGATATTTGAGGAAACCGTGGATCTGCCGCTACATAACGTGTCTCAGCTCCGATACTCGAATAAAGTAATTGATAAGGAGAATAAGTATGACGTCTTAAACTAGTTGACGTGCTTGATCCGAAGCCAGACAAGACTTTCACTCTTTTTTCATAGTCAATAAGCGTTTGATAAAAACTAGTTCTTTGAACACCAGAATTATTTAAAGAATTATTGTTATTACCTGTTACAACCTGAGCTGTTCCATCGTAAATATCATTTGGAAGATTAGTGCCGCCAAAGGCGCCTGTAGCGTAATTTTCATAAACCGAAGCATGATACTGACTGATCTTGTGCATTATCCCGGTTGATCGATTATTAATTACTTCAAATGCTGCGTTAGGAGTTGCATCAACCCAAATTTGTAAAGGAAAATACTTTCCTTCATAACCTGTCCTTTGTCCTTTCAATATCCACATGCCGTAAGCCAGCTGTCCAACTGGACCATAATCAAATGCTAATAAGATGTCAGACCAGCTTCTAGTAATGACGCTTCTGATAAAGGGGGTATAAAAATTGACTATCTCTGCTCTAGTCATATATTCAATTACGTATTTGTCAAAGTTACCTTGAAGGCCTCCGGTTGTGACTTGATACGTCCAAAAGTTTGTACTATTACCAGTAATTACTGCGTCTGCGAAATCAGCCTCATAGTAATCACTTCCATTCGACGATGTTCCTGCTTTCGTGAATCCATTAATGTCAATTTGTGTCGTAAGATAACCACCATCCTCAGCGTCATAGTAAACTCCTGCACTCTTAATATCAAAGGAAGTAGGTGTACCATAGTCGCTATCATCCCAGACTCTTTCCCAGGTTTCTCCGTTTACCGATACATCGATGTATCCGTTACCGGCTGAAGTGCCAGGTGTATTGCCGTATTGCAGTGACTTTACGTCAACTCTTAGATTCTTAGTTGTAGTCGTTTGTTTAGTTATACTAAAGGTTCGAGAAGAAGTAAATGCAGAATAATACGGAGGACGTATTGTTGGATTGCTATCACTTCTTTGAAGGACGGCAGTGCTCACCTGGGGCGTAGTGGTCGAAGCCGCGCCATCCATTATATTCCACTTATAATCGATTAAGGTACCATCGTCTGCTGTCCCACTAGGCTGGTCATCTAATTCGATTACGCAGCCATTTGCAGGGCTTACTTGACTATAACCACTATTAACATTACCGGTGTAAAAACCATTCACATCAGTACCGAGTTCAGTGATAGGTAATCCTGAAACAATTATTGCTTCCGATCCTGAAGAAGGAACCACTTTACCAAAATTAGTTTCTGCAATAGTAATAGTATCACCAACACTATATCCACTGCCAGGTGAAACAAGAGTGACAGAGCTTACATTGCTTTTTAATGATGCTACTTCAAAGGTAAGTTGTTCAACACCACCACCTAATTGAATATCATCGATATAAACAATATCACCTACGGTGAAGCCCGAACCTCCTGAATTAATAGTAATTGTTGCACCGCCAAATTCATCCACAACTACTGTAAGGTCTACATCGCTGTGAGCGCCATCGCCATTAATATACTGCACCGAAGTGTTATTGATTGTGTATGTACCGGGTACACGGCCGAGGACGGCCCCGTTTTGATTAGTAATAGTTCCAATAGCAGTTTGATGCACGACGACATCAAATGTTGCTCCTGTGCCTCCACCACCAGATGTAGAACTTAAACCACTATATGTACCAGCAATACGATACGCGTCATCAAGTCTAATATTATCATCATCAATTCTTGCTATTTTACCATCAGTTCCACTCGCGTCAGCTGCATAATCTCTTAGGCCTTTTACTGCAACAGTAGCGTATTCTTCGTTAGGGATAACGGTAGTGCCCGTCTGTTGCACAGAATTATAACCATCGCCAGTTCCCCACCTCCAAGTTTCATAATTCAATTTCTTATTTGATATCCCTATCTGAAGACCAGGATAATTGGCAGCATCTGCAAATAGATGTACAGGTGCGTTCGACCCGCTATTCAACTTAATGTGAGCTACAAGAGTGTGAGCATTTGTGTTATTTGACTGTGTTAAAATTTCTGGATTCGTGTTATATATTTGTCCAAGATCAATATGATTTCTGTCCCATGTAGATCCTCCAGGATCGTCTGTAAATAGGAATCCATCTTCTTTAGTATAAGTTGCTCCATTTTTCAACTTGGCGATAGATTGCGAAAACCTTTTGCTGTGCGCATCGTAAACTTGAAAAGTGTTTTCTATAGGATTGTATCTTTCACTTTCTGAAGTATCAACTTCGAGAAAAAGAAACTCAGTGTCTGGGTGAGAAAGATTGGTGTTATCGATTTTTTCAATTCGTTGTATTTGTCCACTAGCAATTTCGCTATCGCCAGTATCGTAAAACTTAAGAGACTCACCTACACTATTAATATTTAAGAGATCGTTACTTGCAAAACCAGTAAGTGTATTGCCATAATTAAAAATATCATTATCTTGAATCCAATCGCCGTCTGACGCTTTGAGAAGAAAATCCTTTGGGTATAACACCTCTACAATTTCATCGAAAAACAATTTGAAGAAAACCAAAACAGATTCTTCACTTCCTCGAATAGAATAGTAGTTAACAACTCTTTTATACAGCGAAACGGTATCAATCACACGAGAATCAGGTACAGATATCGCGATTTCTCTTTGTATTTTATTTAGATAATCAGAAGACGTTTCATCAATATCATGTTCAGTCAATATTCTTTTACTTATATTTAAAACCTGATCGTTCGCATTAAGATATGTGTAATAGTCTTCTAAAAGCGCTGTAAGTGTTTCAGCTGATTCGCGTAGCTGTAATGGAATCAGATCTTCAACTGTAGAAGATTCTTTATTTGATACTCTTTCATTATGAGGATTGGTTTGCTTAGGAGAATATTGAGCAACACTCGAAACCACAAAAGAAGCTTCAGGAATATTTGTGTACGAAACAATATTCGTGGCTGCGTCAAAGTTATACGTAGCATATTCTGAATATGTTTCGTTATTATATGCTGATGCTGAAGGTTTACCAACCGTCCCATGATTCATGAATCCCATTGGCATATAAAAAACCCTGTCGTCTAAACCTTCAAACGTGTGTTGATGGTATTGCCCAACGATATCGTCTGGGCTCGTGTATAGAGGATAGTAATAGCCAAATACTCCGGCAGAATCGCCGTAGTTGCTTGTTCCTTTTAAATAATAAACTGACATATTAAATTAGTATCCGGTGTTGCCGGTGTTGCCGGTGTTGCCGGTATTGCTACTAGCATTAGAAGAACTTGAACTACCACCTTGATCGGCTGTAACTCCTGAAGTATTTGACGTAATTAGTCCTCCATCAGAACGTGTAGAATAAGTGTTATAATTATCGTTCACCGAACCAGACACCGCAGCCGTATCAATTTCTGCACTCACCGAAGTCTTAGGAACGTCAATACGTAAGAGTGTGTTTCGACGAGATACAATATCATTAGAATTTGGTGATACTTCAAAACGTATAGTTTCAACTGATTGTGTAAGTGGAATTTTAGAATTACTTATATTTATTTCTCCAGTTAAAACATTAAGTGTTCCAACCTTATTGATCGCTCTTGTTTTTACACCTTCTACTATTGAATAGACGTATATACTTCTTTCTGTTTGTCCTTCTGCGTTAGCTTCATCTGCGAAATAATAGTCAATATTGTTATATTTCCATGAGCTTGTTTGTATAATAGATTGAGCAGGATTTTCGTCGAAAAGCTCCATATCAAAATCAATCTTATGAGTAATAGTAGAACCTCTTGTAAGTGTTAGATCTTTATACGCATAGACTCTTACTGTAGAGTTAAGAATAGCATTGTTACTTGAATCGATTTCTCTTAAAAACTGAGAGTAACGAAATACTCCATCAAAGTTTTGTAGTTGTGATTCGTTGAAGTTACTAATCAAATCTCGCACACCCGTTTCCATTTGTGATTGTGTAAGAGATGTAAAAGTATTATTGTATTTAAAAAGTACATTAAAGAAAAGGTATGTGTAATCCGGATCAACGACTACGGGCTCAATTGAAAGTATCCTTTTACTTTGCAGCGCATCTGTTATCGATGTTTTTTCTTCTCGTGTCAATGTAAGACTACCTTCAGGTTTTATAGATATAAACGCTTTACCAAACTGAGGAGGATTATTATTTTCACCTCCCCAAACAGATATACTATCGATAGCGCCAAACGCCTGCTTTACAAGAGTTTGATAATCGTCAGTTGTGACTGCACGATTTTGTGCAATGAAGGTAAGAGGAGCATTGAATCTAATACTTTCAATATCTTCAACTTCGGATCCACCCGCAGATTTCGAGTTAACTATAATTGTAGTTGTACCATCGACTATAGTGTCAGCACCTCGACTATACGAAAAAGCTGAAGCACCGTTTGCGTCGTCTCCTCGTGTACTTAGAAATTCGAGTTCAATCACAGATTGGTTTCCTGGTTGTTTACCTATAGCGTTATTACCAAAGTGAATTTCGTACTTACCTTCGTAGTTTTCTTCAAGATAATATATAAGAGATGAACTCGTAAGTCCGGATGTGTATTCTTTAAATCTATTGTATACGCTATACGTATTAGCGTTAGGCGTATCGTAAACTTTTACAAGTAGAGAACTAATATCTACGTTACGATCTTGAATCACAAACTTTTGATTTAATAAAGAATTATCTATGTTAAATTTACGTGACTTCATCGAGCCCTGTGATACTAATAAATTACTAAATGTAAATGTACCTATTCCAGATTCATTGACCACCACGGTTGCCTGTGAGTCTTGAAGAAGTACGAACGTATATGTGATATCATCTATTGTAGATGTAAAAGTATCGCCACGATTAATCGTGTATGTACTATCAATAGAGTCGTCCTTTCTTCTTAATATTAAAGTGATATCAGCAGTAGCCGCGGTTTTACTCGTAGGAGTATAACCTAAAAGTTTTGCACGAGAAACAACATTAGATCTTATCTGCGCGGAATCAAGAAAAGATTCGTTCATCGCGACGTGAGTATTCATCGCATTATAGTGTGTATTATACGCCAGAATATCGAGCAGATTGTTTAGACCTGAACCATCGAAGTCCCAATCTTGAAAAGGTGAGCCTGAACGTTTAAAGTAATCTTTGAGATTACCTTTTATTTTATCGAAGTCTAATTCCGTTGTATTAAATTGTGCCATATTATCTTAATCTCTGAAGTCCTAATTCTACTTCTGTTGTAGTGTTTTGTGTAATTACATTAAATCCTATCGATACGCGATATGCGTTTGCATCTACATCATCTAGTATTTGAATATTCACCATGTTTATTCGCGGTTCATGATCTCTTAACAATCGATCAATCTCTTTCTTCATTTGAATCGCGGTAAATTGATCGGCTGGTTCGAATAGCAAACCTGTTACATTCGATCCTAGCTTACTTTGAAATGGTCGCTCACCAAAATTAGTAAGGATAAGATTCTTCACAGCATTACGTACAGCTTGTATATCGCTTAAAGGCGTGATATCTTTTCTTGTTGGGTGTATACTCATACCTAAATCTAAATCAGAATAGAGTTTCTTCCTCGCCAGTGTAGAAGGACGTGTCTGATTGTAGTCTGAAGCTGCGGTACTCATATATAATCTATTTATACTACTTTCATGGTTTCAAAGCTGAAAAATCTCGCGCGAGAATTTTTGCACAAATTCATATTATACTTTATAGTCTCTTAATTCAGAGATAAGATCAAGGTGCCAAAACATAAGTTCTGAATAACCCGCGACTAAATCACCATGTCCACCAAGAGTTTCTCCGATAAGAGAATCTCC